GGTCAAGCGCCGTAGGCACCCAGCCCGTACCGCAGCCGACCTCGACCATCGTGCGCAGGTCGTAGCGCTGGCACACGTAGAGGATTCGCCGCGCGTTGTCGCGATATGGTCCGTCGGCCCACAGGATCTCCTCAGCGGCAATGCGCTCTGGGGTATACCACTCCGAGATATCCGGGAAGGTAAGGGCGTTCATGGATCACCCAGCGCGTCGCAGACGGCATCGACCGCGCTGTCCAGCCCCTCGCCGTCGTTGCGGAACATCTGCATCGTCGGGTAGAGCGGGTGCGTGACGTAGCCGAGCGGGTAGTACCACGCGGAGGAGCCGGGGAGGATGACCCAGGTCGGGATGCCCAGCGCACCGGCGAGATGAGCCACACCAGTGTCCACGGTGACGATGTGATCGAGTGAGGACATCAGTTCGGCGGTCGCGAGCCAGGGGCCGGTGAGGTCGGAGAGATCGATGTAGGTCGCCGGGAGACGGGAGGTCACGCGCTGCCGTTGGTCCCAGTTGAGCGAGCGACTGTAGCGCGGGGAAAGCGCCTCGCCGCCACGCCAGCAGAAACCAACACGGCGGCGGAGGTGGAATCGCGGACGCGGGCGCACGGCAAGGTACGGTACGTGTGGCTTGTAACTCTCGTAGGTCACGCCGAGATGCTGCGGGATCGCGTGGATCGGAATGTGATAGTCAAACGCGCCGAAGTCGATGGATACATTGCCGTTCCAGTTCTCAACGACATGAATACCGAGGGTGCGGACGAGAGGGGCCAACATCGGCGGCGCGATGTAGGTGATATCCGTGGTCGCCGGGAGTTCCAGAAGCCAGCGCAGGAAGTAGATGTTGTCGCCGTAGCCGCCAGGGCCGAAGACGAGCAATCGGCGGTCTGTGAGTGGCTCCCCCTGCCATTCCGGGACGTACGGCGCAAGCCAGTCGTAGCGCAGGTAGGCGCGAGCGTAGATCGGCCAGCCGATTTTGAGATCGCCGCGGCGCAGGAGCGCCTCGCCGTAGAGCCGCGCCGTGCGGGATGTGCCGGGCTCGCGATAGTACGCCTCGCGCTCGTAGGGAAGAGCTTCGGCGAATCGGCCGAGGGTCTCAAGGATCACCGCGATATTGTTCAGCGTCATCGGCGTGCGTTCCGTATCGACAGCCTGCTGCGCGAGGACCAGGGCCTCGTCGGTGCAGTATGCTGCGTGGAGCATCGCAGCCTGATTCGATAGGGATTCCGCAGCGGATAGCACGTGCGGCGCGTTGCGCTCCGGCTGCACGGGGATGGGTATAGGAATGGGAATCATTCGGTAACGACACTGACTAGAGCTGAGTGTACGGCCCGGCGAATCCCGCTATGGTGTTGTAATATCCGTAAGCCCTGCTAGCCAGCGCCGGCCCCCTCGAGCTGAACCAGTTGTCGATGAAATCTTTATCACGCAATCGGTACATCGTCAAGAGGCGTTTGAACTCGTCATTCGCGGCGCCCATCAGGAACTTGAAATCCGGGCCGACCGCACGCGGGGCCATGGATTTGTTCGCCTCCGCCCACTCGTACGCGTACATTTTGGCCTTCGCGATGATGCAGTCCTCGCCGACCTGAAAGGGGACCGTGTCGGTCGGATTCTGGAGATCGGGTCCAGAGCGCAGGCCGTAGCATTGGTAGGTGAAGGGGGACACAGGCACGCCCCACAGCTCGAAGAGAGGGTAGCCGTAGGTCGCCGATTGGTTGGCAGCCGGTGGATTGGCATACGGGTCCGAACTCGCGCCGCGGTTGTCCAGTCCCCATGGAATCACGTGCGTCGGGAATTGATACCAAGTGCGCTGTGGGTCGCGCTCGTCGACCCAGGCGCGGGTCATGTCGAGTTCCATGTCGAGGAACATCGTCGGGTTGCGGACCGAGAGCCAGTAGCGGTGGTCTTTGTACGGCGCGGCGTAGTAGTTCTGGAACACGATGAAGGCGGAGCCCGTGCCGGACGGGTCGCCGAAGATGCGGTCGAGGGTGGCCACGCCGGTCGCGAAGTTAAACGCGATGATGTTGTAGATGCCGCCGACGCCGCCGCCGGTCCCACCGCGGAACTGCCGCGTAGTGATCGGGGAGTACGGGTTGGCGATCTGGGACGCGAGAAGCGCAGGTACCGCGACGGCGAGGTCGAAGGTGGCGGTCGCGAGGCCTTGGGTCACGGTGACGGTGCCGAGGGTGACCGGCGGCGGGGTGATCCACGACGATTCGAAGAGGTTGAAGGACCAGAGATTGCGCTCGCGGATCTCCCGCCAAGCGCGGTTGACTAACGTGCCGGTGAATGCATAGGGCAACTTCGGTACCTGACCCCGAAGCTCCGCGCGCATGTCTTGAAACGCAATGGCGTCCTCCCCTTAGAACGCTTTCCGTGCGCCTTGCGACTTGCCCATGCGCTTGCCGCCGATCTTCCGCGCGTGCGAGGGGAAGGCGGTGTGCGAGTGCGAGGGCGGGTGCTTGCCGCGCACCTTCGGCCCGTGCGGCTGCGTCGGCTCGGCTTCGTGGCCCGAGGAGCCGGCGATGCTGCGCGAGGGGTGCTTTGTTTTCAATCCAACGATTGCCATGAGTCGCTCCTTATACGCAGCGCAGACGTAGACGGACGTATTTGCCGCTAAGATTCACGCCGTTGCTGACTTCCGTAGCGTTCGACGGCGCAGTATACCAGTGTAGGACGGCGGTTGTCGCCACGGGCCCCGGAGGCCCGGCAGGTGCAGGTTGAAGATTCGTCGCCCCTGCGACCGTTGCGCCGAGCACCACCACGAGGCCATTCACGCCATCCGACGAAGTATCGTTTAGCTCCTCCACGGACTCGAAGCCGCCGAAGCCGAAGTCAGACGCGTTGATCTGCTGACCGGAGGTCGCGAAGGTGCCAGTGTTGACGTAGGACGCGAGTCCGTCGATATCAATGTAGGCTTCATACTTCGCGCCGACTGGCTGCGGGTATCCGGCTAAGGTTCGATTGGCCATAGCTGCTCCTTAGATGCGCCCACAGAAGGTGCCGCCGCGGGTGATGATGCACTGCGAAATCGTTGAGATGACCGGAGTGCCGATCGCTACGCCGAGGACGTTCGCGAGGGTCACGGTCGTGAGCGCCACGCCTGCGTCGCAGGACGAGGCGACCGTTGCGCTGACTTTGGCCGAGATGGTCGCCGCGAGCGCGGTAGAGGTCAAGGTCGAGTCAGGCAGGAACGAGGCCACGCCAGCGACCTGAATCCAGCCGAAGTTCCCCTTGACGAGCGGGACAGCCGGAGCCGCGTTACCGTTGATGAACACGCCCGCGATGTACGCTGGCAGGAGGGTATTCGGCTGCACGTCCGAGGAGCAGATATAGGACGGTGTCGCACCGGCCGGGAGGTTCGGGATCGGCCAGAATGCGAGCTGCCCGCGGCCAGGGGAAGCGGTAGCCGTTGCGAGCGTGCCGACATACATGTACACGCCGCCGTAGAGGGTGCCGGTGTTGGTCGTGTCCGATAGCGCAAGCGCGGAGACATCGTCGAGGACCAGGCGATCGCCGGGAATCGTCTGCGACCACGCCGGGGGCTGCACGCCGGACGGCAGCGCGAAGATCGCGCCGCCAGAGACCGTGTCGTTGACAGTGTTGAGATACCGGGCGGTCAGCATGATCGCCTGTTTTGTTAGCATTCCACCGGCCATATAAGGTCTCCTTTACGCGGGTCGGTTAGAACCCGGCTCCGAGAATCTGTGAGTTGTCACGCGGCGAAGTCGTGTACGCGTTCAGCGCGGCTTTCAGGAACATGACGATCAGATCCGCGTTCGTCTGCGAGCGGATCGGCGGCGTGAAATTGAAATTGTATTCCGGGTCGGCGGAAGGACGCATCTTCCAGCCCTTGACGCGCAGCCAGAAGAAGGGCTCGCCCGGGTTGATGGTGGTGGCGGCGGTTGGGAAGTTCGAGACAGCGACCTGCGCCGCAGTCAGCACTGGCGAGGTGAAGGTCGACGGCTTGATCGAGGTGGTTTGGGAGAGGTTCGACGGCAGGAGCTGGCCGTATTTCGTAGACGGCGCGAGTTTGTCCTCGAAGATCATCGCGTCAAGCAGTTTCAAGCCGGAGAAGCCGATCGACACGTCGGTCTCTTCCTGGAAGCGCTGCTTTGGCTCCTGGCGCTCAAGAAGATAGGCGTAGAGTGCCTTGTTGCACAGGCCGATGTCCGGACGCTGTACGCAGTTGAGATACGCCTCGACGAGGACCTTGTAGGTGATCTGGCCGGTCGCGCCGGTTTGCGTGCCGCACCAGATCGGGACTGCGTTCAACACGTTGCCGACGACGCCGTTGCGGGACTGCCCGCCGTAGGTCGTGAACACATTGCCGTCCCAGGACGGATTGATGCCGTCGTTCAGCGCTTCGGAGATCCCGTTCATGAAGATCGAGCGGTTGGACCCGGAGATGTTCTGCCCATGGCGGTAGAAGTCGATGGCGATATCGGTGTTGAGGGACTGGACTGCGTTCGTCATGTACGCGTCGACGAGCTTCACCTTGACCGCGGGGCCGGACCCTTGGATCACGTTCGTCTGGAACAGGTTCAAGGGCACCTGTTCGACGTATTCCTTGGGGACGAACGCGGTAGCCGCGAGAATCTGCACTTGCTCGACCGCGATGTCGGAGCCGGGGGCAATGGCGCCGCCGTTCACGCGGTTGAACTGGAACGGAGTCTGCATGACCGAGCCGCCGAGGAACTCGTCGAGGGACCCCGAGACGCGCATCTTGCGCTGCCAGGCGGTGTCGACGAAAAAGCAGTCGTACAGCACGTCATCGCGGAGGTCCGCGAGCGTCGTCGCTGAGATCATATCAAATGTTGGGTCGGCCATATCACTCTCCTGTCAGCTTACGAAATCGTTAATTCGCTGCTCCCTCACCGCGTTTAATGAAATTCTCTGTAGCGCGGCGGACTCGCGCGTTGGAGTTCTCGTCCTCGCTTGCGGCCCAGGGCTGGCGCGGCTTGCCGTCGTCGGTCTTGCGGCTGACGAAGGGGGAGTTCGAGGGCGTAGCCGGGCGGGTCATCGGGTTGCCGTACTCGGACGCGAACTTGGCACGCTCGGCGTCGGCACCCTCCTTGCGGAGCTTCAATTCATAGGCCTCGCGCTGCTTTGTCTCGTAGGCGTCGCGGGCTTGGCGGACGCCGAACTTTTCCTCCCAGTATTGGTAGAAGGGCTTATTGGCGGCGACGGCTTCCAGGCGAATCTGCCGCGCATTGAACGGACGCTCGGGGAAGAGGCGGGAATGCTCGGCGGTCGCGTCGATGACCGCGGCGAGTCCGTCGCCTGCGGATTCGAGGTATGGTTTAACCGCGTCGAGGGTCAGGTAGTTCGGCGCGTCGGCGGGCGTCTTCGCGGGCTCGTCGAGCTTCAGGTTCAGGTCCTTCGCCACGTCGATGAGTCCTTGTTCCTGCGCGGCGAGGAGTGCAGCGCGTGTGCGTGCGGCTTCGGCACGCGATAGGATCAGTTCGCGGTCGCGCTTGTCGGCTTGCGCTTTAGTCGTCTCGTAGTACTCGCCGACCTTGGTCTCGTAGGCCTTCATGTTGGTCTTGAGCGTTTCGGCCTCGGCGGCGCGCGCGTTCATCTGCTCATAGACTTCGCGGGCGAGCGGCGTGTCCATCGCGGTGATGGTCGCGTCGTCGGCGCCCTTGGACTTGAGGTATTCAGCGAATGTCATTTGCGTCCTCGCTTTCGTTTCTCATAGCGCTTGGCCTGCGCCTTCGTTAAAACTCGTTCGCCCTTGTGCACCCGGGCCTTGCCGCTGCGTTTCACCTTGCCCCCGCGTTTGTACGACGGTGGCGCGGCTGATGCGCTGAACCGCTCGGACTCCATCTCCTTCGAGTTGTCCTTCGAGTCGTCCTTCGATGGCGCGTTGCCGGAGATTTCGGCCCCCGCGCCAGATGACAATCCCGTTGCGAAGCCGCCCACAGGTCACGCGCCAAGCGGCGGGGCTTGCGGTTCCGCCGGCTTCTGCTGTTCCATCATGATAGGGAACAGCGCTTGAATCTCGTCGTTGATGGTTGCGGCGTGCGGCGCCCACTTCGGAAACGCCTTGGCCCAGCCACGAATTTTCTGAATCACGTCGATCACGTCGCGGGAGTTGCGGTCGAGTCCAGGGGAGGGCTCGGGCGGGGCGGGGGAGGCGGCGACGGGCTGCGATGGGGACTGCGAGGCCGACTGCGACGGATCGGTCCCGTCGGGTGTTGGCGGCATTGGAACTGAGCCCATTCATCACTCAAACTTTCTTGTGCGCTTGCTTCGCGGCCTTCTTGAATCCGGGGTGGACAGCGTTCTCGGGACGGAAGTCGCCCGCGAGGTGTAGCTTGCGCTTCGAGCCGCCGAGCTTCGCGAGGTTACCTACGAAGCCGCCGCCTTTGGACTTTCGAGTCATTGCCATCGGGATCATTCCTTTCACGCGCGATACGGGACCGGGATTAAAAGGGGAGGGGCGGTGCCTTCTCGCATGCCGTCCCTCTCCGGTTGACCCTTCCGGGGAGCGCGACGGTAAGTCGCACTCGGGAGAGGGGGGATTACTTTTTGTGGCCGTGCTTTTTGCCGCGCTTGCGGTTGGCGGTCGTGAATTGGTTCATGGCGTGTGGCTCCTTTCGTTGGCGGTGGCGATCGCGGGTCCCGAAATAATAAGACCCCGCAGCGCTGCAACCGCTGCGGGGCCTCTGGTATCCACTTGGTGAAGGGGGCCAGTTGGAATCCCGTGTCGGATAGAGTATGCGTTAAGGGGACGGATGCTTGTCAAGCGAATTGTGCGCGGGGGGCGACAGGCGCGACTCCTCGCGAAAGCGTATGGCGCGAACACCGCCTTGGTTTAGCTCAAGGACGAGAGTGCCGGTGGCGTGTTCGTTGCGCAGCGCGGCGAGGAGGTCGGGTACGACGGATACCAGCGCCGGGAAGTCGCGCTCACGGATGATGCGGCAGGTGTCGCTCGTGAGAACAGAATGCTTTGTCGTCATTATTTACTCTCAGTAATCGTGCTTCTGGTGCCGCCGTCCTTTTGCTTCAGTTCAGGTGCTGCGCCGCCGGACGGTGGACGGCCTTCCTGCTGCTTGCCGGGTGGCGGGATGGCTCCCGGCGGTGGAGCGAGACCGGTCTCTTCGGCGATGGCCTTCATCCGCGCCATCTGCTCGAGGTCCATCTCTTGCTCCGCCTTGAAGCGCTCCATGACGGTGGAGCCAGGGATCGAGCCGTAGTTCGCGACCTGCCAGGCTTCGGCGATCGTCTGCGAGTCGATCTTGACGCCGGCCTTCTTGAGCTGGATCAAGCCGAGCTTCATGACCATCTGGGTCATCTCGTGGAGGGAGTTCGGCAGGATCAGGAACTGGAGATTGTCAGCGAAGGTGCGGGCGCGGACGAGTTTCGAGGTCGGCGAGGTGGTGTCGGGGGATTCGCCGGGGAGGTGCGATGGCACGATCGAGTTCGGGTCGAAGTCGAAGATCTCCTGCGCCACGCCGTCGGCACCGACGATCTGCATGATCCGCGGGACGTTGTAGTATTGCAGGACCAGGTACTTCACCATCGCGCCGAGGTCGCGCATCGGCGGTTCCATCGAGCGGGACATGTCCTCGACGATCGGCCCGTTGGCCTCCATTATTTTCTCAAGTTCGTCCATCGAGCCGACCGCGCGCATTTTCGCGAGCGCCATGACGTCGCGGATGGCTTGTTGTTCGTCCATCACGGCCTCAAGCTTCTCGGCGAAGACCATGGAGGTCGGGTCGAGCTTCAGGAGTTCCGGGTCCACGCCAGGGTGGAAGGGCGGGCCGTCGATAGCCGAGCCGTCGAAGGACATCCGCGCGTTCGGCTGGAACGGGTCGTAGCTGCGCGCTTCCTTGGCATTGACGGCGTTCATGTCGTAGGCCATCGGCGGATGCAGCTGCGCGCGGACCTTGTCCATGTTGCCGCGGTAGATTTCGTTGAGGGATTCCTGGATGGACGCACCGTCATGTACGAGCGAGAAACCAAGCGGCTCCCACGGCCAATCATCGAGGCAGAACGAGACCGCTGGGAACATGCCGTGCCAGTCGAAGGACGGGCCATCGTAGAGGCGCGCGGTGTCGGAGGAGATGATCAGGCGGCGGTACGGGTAGAGGCGGGCGTCGTTTTCGTTGGCGCGCTCGCCGGACGGCAGGCGGGACCCGAACGCGGGTACCTCGTAGAACCACGAGGAGCCAGGCTCGCCCATTGGAATCATGCGATCGGTCGTGTTGATGGCGAGATCGATGACGTAGGAGTAGCGGATCGGGACGAACAGGTCGGAGAGAGTGGTGTCGGTCGCGGGCGCCGCGATCTTGCCGAAGATCCGCTGGACCACGTTGCCCTTGGCGGACTGCCGCACGCCGTCCGACATGTACCAATAGCGCGAGGTCTTTGGCAGGAGGCGGGACTGGTACGCCGGGAACATCGCGTGGGCCATCCAGATGGGCATCTCGTCGAGGATCGTGACGCAGTAGGCGGCTTGCCAATCGCCGTTCGCCGGGAGTTGCACCGGCAGGACGCAGGGCGAACCAAAGGTTTCGATGACGATGTCGCCGCGCCCGGTGCCGCCCATGGAGCGTTGGTACCTCGGCCAGAGCCAGCCGCGGCCGGTGGCCGAGGTGTAGGCGAGCGCCTCGCGCACCTTGCGGTCGGCGAAGGTGGATAGGTACCACGCGCGGGTCACCTTGTTCATCATCTCGGCTTGGGATTTGTAGGACGCGTTGTCGGTGTGGTAGCCCCAGAATGGCCGCAATTTCGCCAAGGTCCCGCAGATCTCCCGCACGTTGCGCTTCAGGCGATTCGTGTTGATTCGCGAGCGGTAGGACGGCGTGATCGGCGAGGTGTCCTTGCCGGATAATATATCAAGCGCTCGGCGGAAGTCGGGATAACCGCGCTGCGCTTTCTGCCAGGCGATGCCCTGCTCGCAGGCTTCGTTGACCCAGCCGATGATGCGATCCTCGCCAGCGGCGTACGGCGGACATTGCCATTCGAGGCCGGGTAGTCGATTGTCCTTCTCCATCAGTCGGTCCTTACGTTGATGCGCTCGTGGTGGAAGACTTCCTCGTCGGCGCGCCGATCGCCGAGGTCGTTCTCGGCGACGTGGAGATAAGCGTTCCGCTGCATGAACAGTCGGTCGTACTTGTCGTGCTTCTCCTCGCGGAGCCGCAGCCAGCAGCGGATGAACTCCTTGTCGTACTCGCTCGTGTCGCCGGAGCACAAGCGGGACATCAGGCGCTCGCGGACCTCCTCGCGCTTGGCGGCGATGAGTTCGTGGTTATATTCCGCTTCGCGCTCCCACTCGGCGCGGGACTGGTCCTGCAGACGCTTCTGCAGCGCCCAGACCTCGCGGATGGTGCCCGCGTATTCGCGGAGGTACCCGTGCGGCGTCGCGAAGTCGGTGTACGGCGCGAGCATAAGGTAGCCCGGCGGGTGCTGCGGGTCGCGGTCGGCGCCGGATGAATTGACGAAGTAGACGACCGGGGAGAGCGTGCCGAGCGTGCGGGAGACCGGCATCAGGACTTTCCCCTCGCACGCTTTGTCGCTTGCTTCCGCTTTCCATATCCCGCAATTTTATACTGCTGCTTTGGCGTAGAAGCCTCCCACGCAGCACGACCCGCTATAGTGTCAGAGCGTCCCTCATTTTCTTCCTTCTGGTATTCTTCGGGAGACAGCTTTCTAACACTCTGCACACTAGCGCGGTCCTTGCGGATGCCCCTCTCCGCTTGAGAGGATGACTCCTTGGGCAAGCGTGGCATGTAATAGGCCTCATCAATGGCGTCTGTCATAAATCACCTCATCGAAATCGTGGATATAGTCTAGCCATCAGGGGCGCTCCCGGGAGGTCTGGCGGACGACGCACGTGAGATCGCCTGTGAACAGGAAGCGCAGCGCCCGCGCAAAGTCGATGCAGGTGGAGAACACGTGGTTCCCGGACGGCTCGTCGTGTTCGACGACCCACCAGCGGCACGGCTTGTAGATGCGCGATTTGCGTATCGGGATCATCGCCAGCGCTCCAGTTCCACCTCAGGATATATCACATCGGCGAGCGTGAGGGTGTTTCCTTTTTCGCCCTCGCGCGAGGAGACGACCATGCCGCGAGACGGGCCGAGGTCGATCGGCGGGAGAGCGGTCGCCTCAATGGCGCGTTTCTTCGACCGCAGAGCTAGGAGATCGAGGTCATGCGGGCAGAAGGTGGACATCGCCGAGCCGAAGATCCGATCGTCATGCGCGTCCTCCTCGTGCTGCATCTTCTCTTTGCCGGAGGAGGTCACGATGACTTCGAAATGCCGCATCTCGTAGATCAGCCACGGCGAGTTGACCTTGATCCAGCCGTTCTGCACCGCATGGACGAAGTTGGTCGTGAGGATCGGCCGCGACCACGCGTTCGTGAACCAGCCGCGGGCAGTGGCTTTTTGCTTCGAGACTCGCTTGCGGTCGTAGCGGACGAACTTGTGGAAGTTGTGGTAGCCCATGCGCGCCATCTGCAGCTGGCACGTGTCGCCGACGGAGGCGATCTGCTCGATGGAGACGTAGGGCTGGCCCCAGCGGGTCTCGCCGAGGCGCATGTGCTGGCCGTAGTAGGCAGCGATAGCGAGGACGAACGCGAAGGCCTCGACGTGGTTGACGGACGAGGAGGCGAACTCGGCGCATTGGATATCCGGGTCCTCGCGCAGGCCGAGGGAGTAGACTTCGATGGTCGTGGAATCGAGGCCCTTGCCTTCCGACGTGTCCACGCCGATGGAGTAGCTGACGCCGGGCTGCGGGTGATGCCAGATGGCCAGAGAGCCCTGGACGTCTTCGTCGTTGTCGCGGCGCGGGGCGGGATCGGCGCGCAGCGGGACGAGCTCCCAGCGGTAGCGCTCGCCGCGCGGGGAAGCGAAGGTCGCGGGGATGCGCTCGCGGGAGTAGTCGATGAAGTCCGGGTGCGGCTCGTGGTCTTCTTCGATGGACTGACCCGTCAGGCCGTACAGTTCAAATTCCGGTTTGGTCGCGGCGGTCAGCATTTCGATCGTGTCGTTGCCGAAGACGGAGTTCGTCGAGCGCTGTAGCGCTTCTTCGTCGTCGGCGCACATTTCCTGGTACCACTTGCTCTCGGTGCCCTTGCGTTTCGCCTCTTCGTGGCCGAACTCCCAGAACCACTGCTGCGTGCGGGGCATCTTCCACGTGGGGCCGCCCCCGGTCGCAGCGAGCAAATGCTTTTCCAGCAGCGAATTCGCGCGGACGAAGAGTTCGCATTTCGCGGCGTGCTCGCGGGTGTCTTTGTTCGGGCGCCAGGACGGCTGGATAGGATGATCGTGGGTGATCCATTGAGGGTCAGGATACATTTCAATGCCGCAGAACCAGGGGAGGAACAACGGGCAGAGCCGCGCGCCATGTACAGTCCAATGGTCGCGGCTGGACCGCCAAGTATCCGGCCACCAGCCTTTATCGCCCTCGCCAGACGACTCAAGGAATCCCAGTACAGACGGCGACGGATGTACGCATCGGAAGAGGGATGACTCAATTTGGTCCTCCGCATTGGTGTAGCTGGCTACCTCGCTGAGATGGTAGATCGTCGGCGTGGTGCCGCGCGCAATGCCCGACGTCTGCGACCCATGCTGGAAGCTCACGCCGGATGATGAATGTCCGAAGACCAGCATCCCGCGCTCGGATTCCACGCGCCGCGTCCACTGCGGCCGCAGCCACACCGGGAAGTGGTCATACATGAGGAACAGCATATTGGCCATCAGGGCCGTCTTTGTTTGGTCCGCCGAGCCGATCACCGCGTTCACGCCGTAGCCGAAGATGATCCGCAGACCGATCAGCAGCTCGATGAGGGTGGACATGCCGAGCTGCCGGGCCTTGAGAATGATGAACTCAAGCGTGCGGTCGCTGGCCTCGAGTTCGCAGATGATGTCGTAGAGGATGCGCTGCGGGACCCGGTGCTCGTAGCGGCGAATGATATTCTGCTCGTCCTTGACGTAGCAGTAGCGGGTCAGGGCATAGTCCGCGTCGCAGAGCACCAGCAGCTGCTCGTTCGCGATCCACGCGGATTCGAAGGCGGTGAGGTTGACGAGCGAGTCGGGCTTGCCGACGGTGTCGAAATGGTAGAAGTTGCCGCGCCGGAGGTGGTCCTCGAAGGCCTCGACCTCGGCGATTGAGTGGTACTCCGGCGTGATGGATAGCTCGGCGGAGGCTTGATCGAGCCGCCAAGCGACTTTAGTCCTCGCGTACATCGTCGTCCGGCTCCGCGAGTTCGGCGAGTTCGACGAGTTCGGCGTCCGCCACGGGCAAGATGGGTACGGGTTCCGTCACGCGCTCGGGGAGGGTTCGCGCGAGGTTGAATCGGTCGGCCAGCCGGCGAATCGTCTGCTCGGGCGGCGGGGCGACGGCAGCGGCCTGCGCATTCGCTGTGGCGTTCTGCGTCACGACGATGGAGGTCTTGGCGCCGGCGGGGGTCGGGAGGAAGTTCGCATGCTTGTGCAGCATCTCGCGGTCCTTCACGCCGTCGTCGGTGAGCGCAACGTCGATGGTCTTCGCTACGACGCGGGGGTGGTTGACCGCTGCGATGATCGAGGAGGCCTGCGCGCCGAGGCGCAGCACGCACGCCGTCAGGATTTCGAGGATGCGGTGCGGGGCGACGCCAGCGGCGAGGCAATAGGCCTCGACGGGGAGCGCGCGGCGCAGGTAGTTCGGAATGGCATGGTAGACGTTGCGTACGCGGACGGCTTCCGGGTCGTCGGACGCGGCGAGGTAGGCCGGCCACGCGTGATAGATATCGGAGCCGGGCCCGTAGGGGCCAGGGGTGCGTCCCTGGATGGTCTTCGCGATCATGCGGAGGTCGGGCGAGACCTGTGGTGCGTGGGCGAGTTGCTCGTCGGTGATGCCGAGGCGGAGGAGGGCATCGGCGCGAGTGGTGGTCATAGGTCGTCGTCCTCGAGCTCCATGCCGGATTCCTTCGCATCGAGAATCCTCTGCCATCGGGATTCCGCGGCTTCGGCGTCGAACTCGGCGATTTCCGTACGCCGGGGCTTCGGGCGCTGGAGCAGATCGCGTTTGATCCGCAGGGAATCGTTCGCCGCCAGCACCGTGAGCGAGTTCGCAATCGATCGCAGGTAGACGAGCGCGCGGACGCCGATGCCGAGGCGCTCAAGCATCGCGGGCTGCCTGCCTACCGTCCGAACGCGGACTTGGCGTCGGCGGTCGAGTCGGCGATGTGTACCGCGCCATCCGGGTCCATGTCCTTCGATCGTGGGTAGACGGTGCGTTCAATCGTCTTCGTGCCGTCCTGCTGGCGGACCTCGACCGGAACCGGTAGTCCCTCGCGAATCCGCTCGGCGTTCGGCGAGGTGATCGTGCGCTGGAGGGTCGTGCCGCCGATGGACGATTCGTCCTCCGCACCGAGGTTGCGGAGCGGCGGGGTTTCGACCGCGGCGAGTTCAGGTCGCGGCTCGGCGATTTCGACGCCTGCGGAGTTCTTCGTGCCTTCGAGTTCGGTTACGGACGGCGAGCGGGATTTCATTTGGGATTCCGCGATCGGAATCAGCGGATTCGCCGTGTGCAGGCGGAGGATGAGTTCATAGCCGACGCGCCCGTACGCAATGTGATTCGAGAGCGAGCCCTCGTTCGCGAGCAGGCGGTCGAAATCACGGCGCAGGAGTTCGCGGAGTTCCGCGCCAGTGAGCGGCTTGTTGATCGCAGTTTCACGTAGAGTCGGCATGGTATGGCTCCTTTTTCGATCGTCGTATCTTACTCCATTTTCCCTTGCCGCGGACACGGCCGAGGCGCTCGCGATGGCGCTGAATGGCGGCGGCGAGAATCTCGTCGAATCGCGCAAGCGGCGGGACCGGGTCGTCGAGGAAGCCCGCGCGGATCTGCTTCGCGGTGACGTTCGCGCGAACGAGGGTGAGGTAGCGTTCGGCGTGACGCGCGCGGAAGGTCGCGAGTGATTCCGCCGGGTCTAGGGTCTTGCGGGCCTCGCGGAGGACCCACGGGGAGATCTGCGACCAGCGGTGAGTCAGTACCCGCGCATCGACCTGCGAGCGCGGCGGGATCAGCGCCGCGTAGCGAGTATCGACGTTCCAAGTGGCCATCAGTCTCGCCTCATTTCCAGAACGGGTCGTCCTTCCGCACTACGTTGGGTACCGTGTCACCGAGCGACGGCGCTACGAACGGAGCCGAGGGCTCCGCAGCGACTGGCTCCTCGGGGATGGCGAATCCAGCGAAGAACGCGGCTTTCTTTTCGGCGATGGCGGGCGGGTCGACAGCAGGTCGCGCAGGAACTTGCGATTCGACGCCGGTATCTCGCGCCGCTTTAATCTCGTCATACGTCACTCCCTCGCCGGTTGATAGAATCCGCTCGACGACCGCGTCCGGCAGCGCGGCGGCGTGCGGCGTCGGCATCGTGCGTTCCGCCAGCTGCTCGGATAACGTCACGCCGACGTCCGCGAGTTTCGGCGGCGGGGGTAGCGCGTCCTCGCCCGGCGGCCGGAGTTCCGGAGGGAGAGTCAGCGCGGGTTCCGCACGTACCAGGACCCGCGTAGTGGAATCCAGCGTCGGAAGTCTCGGCCCGCCCGCGATCCGTTGCCGGACCCGCCGTCCGGTCTCCCAGTTGGGATTCGGCGGGGCAGTCGGCGTGCGCGCGAACGACCTCCGCGGCGGCGTCGACCAGTACGCCGAGTGACACCGCGGGCAGCACCGAGGCTCAGCCTGCTTGTACGAATCCCACGGCCCGTAGCCACAGCGCAGGCACGGCCCGTATTGATAAACCCCGTCCGCGACGGCCAGGCCCCGGCGCTCCAGCAGCGCCTCGATGCGGTCCAGGCGTTCGATGATGGCGGCGTCGGTGATCATCCCACGGCAGAGTAGCACATCCCCCGCCAAGAGTCAACGAGAATCGCGGGGCCACGTGGAGTTGCCGGACGCGTAGGGTAAGTTGGTGAAAATAAAATAAATAGGGGGGGGGGATGGGAGGGAGACATCGCGCCGTCCTCCACGCCCCTTATCCCGGACAACTCGGACAGCTCGGCCAGGCCGGCGATATCAGCGCAGACTGCGGCCGCCGGCGGCGGGGGCGCGGGCGCAGCGAGGCGATGCGGCGATGGTCCCACGCCCCCGGGGATACGCGCGCGCGGCGGTGGGCTCTCGGCGACGGGACTATCGCGCGCAGCGGCGGGACTAGCGGGCGCGGCGGGGGCGCGAGGCACGGAAACGGTGGCGCGTCGCGGAGCCTGGCGCTGGCGCTTGGCGGGTTCCCGAGCGCGGGGGGATTTCGCCGACGCTA